GCGCTGGACTGTTCTTCTGTTGATGCCGCCTGCAAGCCTGCCAATAGTTTCTATGGCTGGCCACGCTCCTTCTTCCCCCTCGAAGTTGGCAATCGCAATCAGCACCAGTCGGTTAGAGTATGTTGACCTTGAGTGGTACAGCGACAGTGCCAAAGCTGAAATGCTCATTAGGTTCCTTTCTTAGATTAGGTAGCTAGGAGGCTCAGTTTCGTGCTTGCCGCCCTGCTTGTCAAGTGAGTACCAGATACGACGTGTGTAGTCAAGTATCGGGTGTCCGGGTGCCGAGAACTTAGAGGCTTTATGTCCAAAGTCCCTTGCCTCAGCCGCCACGTTAGCGTCGCTTTCCATGCGCCCGTTGTACTCAGAGCAGATGAGAATGACGTTCTGTAGGTTGTCTGCGATTTTAGAGCCGCCCATGCCTCTGTTTTGGACATGGTGCGGTACAAGGTTGTCAGATTCGCCACAGTGCCAGCACCAGAGGTCGCGGGCGCGTAGTTTGCGCGTTTCTGCCGCTTTCACAGTCGCGTTTCGGCTTGCATTAGTTTGGCTTGAGTGGCTGTCGCCATCAGTGCGCTTTCCAATGACCGAATCTTTACACGGACTCGGTTCGCCTCAGCCTTGCGTAAATCGCGCTGTAAGCGTGCGTCAGCGGCTTCAAGGCGTGAAAGGGCAGTTCTATCCGCCACAGTGCCTTCAGCCCGTATAAACGCCTTCTGTTCGATTAGGTCTAGCGTGTTTTCTGCTATCGCTAATTGGACTTCGCATTCGTATAGAGCCTCAGACCCCCGGCGGTTCTCCGCCGTCAGGTCCGCTATCTCCTTTATTATCTCTGAGTGCAGCACTTAGCACCAACAAATAATGAATGACTTCATTGTTCCAGAACTTAGCCAGCTCATGCCGCCCCAGCTTTCTTGCTAGGTGATACGCTTCCTCGGTTTCCCGAATCTTCGCCTTCAGCACTGAAAGATTTCGCACGTTCAGCCAGCCTCTCTAATACATCGGTAGACGCGCCCTCGCCCTTTGCTTGAGCGTATAGCCAACGTAATCCGTCTACATCTGTAAGTTTAGATGCCTCTGCTTCATAGTCCCTCAAACTTGGCTTAGGGTAGTTCGTCGCGCCTAAAATAGACCCCACTCCACGCTGCACCTTTTCCATTTCTTCCCTAGATGCCAAGGTGTTTGAGTCTTTGTTCATGCTGTAACCCATCACCATCAGCGCTCTGCCAAGACTTGACGATTCTGAGTTTTCCATGGCGGAGGTCTGGTTTGCACCCGGCCCACCATCTATTTCAAATGCGTGTCCAGTGGCTTTAGGTAGGTTGTTGGCTTGGTCGCCAGCAGTTAGGTACAGAGACGTCTTGATAACCCAGATTCGCTTTACGTTAGGGTCTTTTGCGTCCCAAGAATCATACTCGTTTGCGTTTATCCACTCGGTGACAATTCGCCCATCTTCGTGGTCTGCGTGAAACTTAGCCAGTCTTTCTGCGACTGTGCTGTACTTACTTAAATCAAACTTCATCTTCATCCTCTGCTTCTTCGTCGGTTTTTATAAATCCCCAGCCAGCGTCCATGTAGAACCACAGGTCTATTTCTTCAAGCGAGATGCGCTCTAGGATTCCGTCTGCCAGCTTCATGCCGTTTATCAGTCCGGTAATTAGCGTGTCTCCTTTACGGAGTCCCACGTAGCTGCCAAGCCCTATTTCTAGCGGCTCTGAATCTCTTTCTTCACTCATAGGTTTGCTTTCTTGTTTACTATCAAAGACGGGGACCCGGCTCTGAGTTGTCGTGATGCTACCCGGACAGTGTTTACCACTCCCCACTTTGCAGAACCCATAGTATCCAAGGTCCTTGATTTGAGCAACATTAGGTACTTGTAGCCCTCGTCGGCTGCTATCTGAGCGCGGTAGAGTTCTTCGCCAAGGGGTCCTAGCTCAACTTCTACGCCCTCAAAGTCAGGGTTCATGTATTTAACAGCGTTGTAAGTGGCTTCTGAGCCATCCCAGTTAGGCTTTGTCTCAGTCTTGACTGAATTCCAGAATCGCTCAAGGGCAGTGTTCTGCACATCTATCATGTCTTGGTTGTAAGGGACGTCGTATTCGTTCCAAGTCATTCCTGCAACTGCAACGATGATGCCTTTCTTTATCTTGGTCACACCCATGTAGTGCTGCACTTGAGCTAAGTAAGCCCTAGGTACGTCATCCCAAGTTGTCCGAGCGGTCTTGACTTCGATAACCATTAGCTCACCAGTTACTCGATGCTTGGCAATAGCGTCAGGGTTAGCGCGTCGGTAAGAGCAATGTTCATCTTCGTAGGTGCCAGTCTCAAAGACTTCCCACTCAGGGTATTCCTCAGCCCAGAGCATAAGGATTGGCGCTTCAAAAGCTTTACCGAACCGAATTGCCCAGTTCTCTTTTATCTCTGACGGTATTAGGTTTAGCTTCTTTGCCCATAGAGCATAGGCGCTCTCCCACGGGTTTAGACCTAGTATGGTGCCTACTTCACTACCCCCGATGCCTAAAGACCGCGCAGCGTGCCACTCAGGGCTTCCCGGAGGGTATATGCCAAGCAGCTTTGCTCCGTTCAGCGTTTCCGGTGCGTAGAATTCCATATTTATCTCCTTTTATTGGTATTGTGAAGATTACTATGAGCAACGGACAGATTACAAGTAGGTATATTAAACTTTTACAAAGCATTCACCAAGAAGGTGGCGTGCCTTGCGAAAGAGTTCCGGCTTTGTTCTTTCCGGAAGATTTAGACACGACTGAATTGCGAGCCGCAGCAACTAAGGCTGCAAAGGCTTTGTGTCATTCATGCCCGATTATCAACGAGTGCTTTGAGTTTGCTGTCGAGACTGACCAGAGGCACGGCGTGTGGGGCGGCACATCGGCAGACGAAAGATAGTTAAAGACAACCGCACCACCTCCTGATTGCTCAAGAGACAGTGCGGTGTTAATACTTTGCTTAGGGGTCGCACTAGGAATCGAACCTAGACTTCAACCCGTATTGGGGCTGTCTCTACCATTGGACTATGCGGCCTTGTAATCACAATACTAGCACGCTTTCCAGTTTGCTTTATTGCACTCTGCTGAGTAGTGTTTCACCATGAACTCAGAACAAGCACACACAGCCCTAGCCGACGGCATAAAAGAAACAGGCGCACCAGCGTGTCAGGAATCAGACCCAGACGCATGGTTTCCAGAAGGTGCCAACGGAGGTCCCAGAAGCGCCGCTGCAAAGCTTTGCGGTCATTGCCCGGTACAGATGCTCTGTTTACAGTTTGCACTGATAAACAACGAGCAGCACGGTATCTGGGGTGGACTTGGCGCTAGAGAGCGCAACAGGCTAAAGAAGAAGCTAAGTCCTACTTCTTTGTAATAATTGAAGTAAGTATTGACAGCACGGCAGAGCCAGCAGCAATGCTGAAGAACCCTACCCAGTCAACAGTAAACAGTCCTACAGTTCCGCCGCCTAAGAATGCGACGCCTGCCTGAGCAAAAGTCTTGATTGCGCGCTCTCCCGCGAACTGCCAGAATTCTAAACTAAACATCTCCATTGGTCCAATCTTGATTGTTTTTACCGTCTTGCCACGATGCACTTACAGTGTACGCCGTCGTGATGATTGAGATAAGCGATACGCCGCCAGTTATCAAAGTGACTCCGACTCCCCACTGGTCAACAAGGAAAGTTAGAGAACCAAAGATTATCATTGCAAAGCCAAGTCGATACGAGCCAAAGATTAGCTTGCGACGAAACTTCCAGCTTGCACCAGTTGCGGATTCAGGTTCGTCCTTTAAGAAGAACACTCCGTCAAACATTTTTACAAGGGTCTTTTGCAACATTCGCAAACCTCTCGTACAGGCTTCTTTACATTAGCAAGGATTAGCTTGTATACGTCTACTTTGTCTGACGTTACGCCGAAGACGCCCTTGAGAGTCTTGGACGCCGTGACGTGGACGTGAGGGCCAGAACTTTTGCCAGTGTTACCTAGCAGCCCGACAGTCTGACCTTTGCGTA